TACACTACTAACGGGAATGTAGACGACGGAAATAACACCGGGTGGGATTTTAGCGCGCCAGATGTGGTAAGCTATTCTACGCCCATACAACTCAGATCTTTCACAGAACGTAGAGGGTTTAACTAATGGCGCTTACACTCAAAGCTGTAACTAGCTGCATTGGCTATCAGCAAATTACCAATCTTTCTTCGGCAGTAGGGCTGACTGTTCCTGTGCTTGACAAAAACGGTCTAAATCAGAAGCCTACTTTCGCACTGATTGTTGCGGAAACGGAGGCAGTCAGATGGCGCGACGATGGTGTCAATCCAACGACCACTGTGGGGATGCCCCTTGCGGTAGGCGTTCCATTACAGTATGATGGCGACCTGTCTAGGATAAAATTCATAGAGCAGACTTCAGGCGGCGTGCTGAATATCAGTTACTACGCTTAACCCCGACTAGCCGGATAGCTAGGTAAAGGAGTCTCGCCTTGAGCGATGAGGAACAGGCTGTAGCGGAGATCAGCCCCGCGCCGGAACCGGAAGCCACGGCAGCACCGGAACCCGCTGTAGAGACGCCGGAGGAACAGCAGCCTACAAAATCGTTCTCTCAAGAAGAGCTGGACGCGATTGTAAGCAAGCGCCTTGCAAGAGAACAGCGCAAATGGGAAAGAGAGCAGGCCCAACGGCTTGCGGAGCAACAGGCCCGACAACAGCCTGTCGCACCTTTACCTGCGCCAGATGATTTTGAGAATGCTCAAGCCTATGCGGAAGCATTGGCTAACCAGCGCGCTCAAGAACTTTTGGCTCAGAGAGAGGCCGCAGCTCAACAGGCGGTTCTTTTAGAGTCCTATAAAGACCGCGAAGAAGAGGCTAGGGATAGATACGAAGACTTTGAACAAGTCGCGTATAACCCAAATCTCCCCGTCACGGACGTTATGGCTCAAGCGATTCAGGCGTCTGATATTGGGCCGGAGGTAATTTATTACCTCGGCTCCAATCCGAAAGAAGCCAGTCGCATATCCCGTCTACCGCCAGTTTTGCAGGCAAAAGAGATCGGAAAAATCGAGGTCAATTTGACTTCGAATCCGCCGGTTAAGAAAACCTCAACCGCGCCCGCACCTCTTGCTCCTGTCACGGCAACCCGGTCAAACTCAGGCCCTCGTTATGACACGACTGATCCTAGATCGCTAAAGTCAATGTCAACGTCGGATTGGATCGAAGCGGAACGTCAGCGTCAGATCAAGAAGTGGGAAGCGCAGAATCGGAGATAAGGTATGTCTAATTCACTTCTTACGATTGACATGATTACTCGCAAGGCTCTTGAGATCCTTGAGAATAATCTTGTCCTGACGCGCACCGTTAACCGCCAGTATGACGACTCTTTCGCCGTTGAAGGCGCTAAGATCGGCTCGACCCTGCGTATCCGCCTGCCCGACCGCGCTCTGGTCACGGACGGCGCTGCGCTTCAGGTTCAGGACGACAACGAGCAGTACACGACCCTGACCGTTTCGTCGCAGAAGCACATCGGTGTCAACTTCACGACCGCCGAACTGACGATGCAGTTGGACGACTTTGCGGAACGCGTGCTGAAGCCGCGTATTTCGCAGCTCGCCGCTAGCATCGACGCTGACGTTGCTAACTCGTTCAAATATATCGGCAATTCGGTCGGCACGCCCGGCACGACCCCGGCTACCTCGCTGGTTCTGTTGCAGGCGCAGCAGAAGCTGAACGAGAACGCTGCTGTCATGTCGCCGCGCTATGCGACGGTCAATCCGGCTGCTAACGCCGCGCTGATCGAAGGCATGAAGGGCCTGTTCAATCCGGTTTCGGCTATTTCGAAGCAGTTCAAGAACGGCCTGTTCGGCGAAGGCATCCTCGGCTATGAAGAGCTGAATATGTCGCAGTCAGTCAAGCAGTTCACGACTGGCTCGCGCGCGGGCACCGTGACGGTCAGCACCTCGGTCACGACCGAAGGTTCGACGACTGTTGTTCTGACTGGCTTGACGACCACGACGATCAAAGCCGGTGACGTGTTCACTATTGCTAACGTCTACGCCGTCAATCCGCAGACTCGTGAATCGACGGGCTCGCTGTATCAGTTCGTGGCTTTGGCTGACGTTACGGCGTCCACCACGGCTTCGGTCACTGTTCCGGCGATGTATTCGGCGACGCAGGCTCTGGCTACGGTCGACGCTCTGCCGGTTTCCGGCGCAACCGTCACGTTCGTTGGCGCTGCTTCGACGCAATACCCGCAGAACCTGATCTATCATAAGGACGCCATCGCGTTCGCCACCGCCGACCTTCTGCTTCCGCAGGGCGTCGACATGGCTTCGCGCCAGGTCCACAACGGTATCTCGCTCCGCGTTGTCCGTCAGTATGACATCAACAACGACCGACTGCCCTGCCGTATTGACGTTCTGTATGGTTACAGCGTCATTCGCCCGCAGATGGCGGTTCGTCTTTGGGGCTAATAGAGGGGGCTTCGGCCCCTTCTTTCTCAAATTAAGGAGTTTTAGATCATGGCTATCACTACTCAGGGCGCTTCTTACCCGCTTGAATCGTTTGGCCCCACGCCGCCGATTTCGCAGGGCACCGGCGGCTATCAGTATTCGGCTGGCAACCGCACCGAACCGTTGATGCTTGCGCAGGGCGCTCCGGCTGCTCTGACGGGCGCTACTGTTACGGTTACGGCGGCCAATCTGGCGGCTGGTATCGTTACGATGGATTCCGGCGGCACGGATGCGGGCACCTACACGTTCCCGACGGGCGCGTTGATCGACGCCGCTTTCTCGAGCGTTGCGGTCAATACCGCTTTTGACGTTGTTTTTATCAACATTGGCGACAATGCTGCTAACGACGTGACGTTCGGCGCGGGCACCGGCAACAGCATCGTCGGCAGCGCGGTGGTCATTGATGGCGCGACCACGCCGTCTTCGGCTATCTTCCGTTTCCGTAAAACGGGTACGGCAGCGTATTCGATCTATCGCATCGCGTAACCATAGGAGAAGGCAATGCCTAACACTAAAGCTGTCGGTGTTGCCTTCTCTGATCCCGAACTCGTTGCTGGCACGACCATCACGGGTGCGACGATCAGTGGAGGCACTATCTCAGGCGCTACTTCGGTCAGCGCGAGCGACATCACGACGACCGGCGGGCTGTATCTGAAATCGGCTACAGTCGCGGCGGCGGGCACTAATCAGGCGACGGCCGCGGCTGTTTCTGATGGTTTCACGCTTGTCTCGGGGGCGGACGGCACCAAGGGTGTTGTTTTGCCGGCAGCTATTGCTGGCCGCACAGTCATCCTTAAAAATAATACTGCCGCAGTTCTAAAAGTTTGGCCGGCTTCAGGCGATGGCATTAACGCCATCACCGTCGATTCAAACTTTACGATGACTAATCTTACGGCTTGTATGTACGTCGCATACGATTCGACTACTTGGTATTCTATCCCATTGGTCGCGTCTTAAGCTAATCCTACGGGCGGGCTACGGCCCGCCTGGCCCTTTCCATAGGTGAAAAATGGCCCTGATTTATTTGCGTCATGCGCGTCATGGCGTTAAGATCGCTACGCTAGAAATGGAAGCCGAAGCCGACGAAGAAAACGGCTGGGAAAGGTTCGATCCGAATGACGACAACGGCGGGCGATCAGATCAACGGAGCCCTGAGACTTCTGGGCGTCCTCGCAGAAGGCGAAACGCCTTCAGCCGAGACGGCGCAGGACGCGCTGACGGCGTTGAATCAGATGATCGATTCGTGGATTACTGAGCGGCTGTCTGTATTTGCCACGCAGGATCAGATGTTCACATGGCCGTCTGGCGTCCGTGAATTGGCAATCGGCCCTACGGGCGACGTTATGTTAACGAATGCGGTGCTTTCCACTCAAACCGAAGTCCCGCTTACTACTCAAAACTCTATAGAAATTCTTGCCACTATTTTGGGCGGCCGCCCTATTTTGGTGGATGACTCTACCTATTTCCGCGACCCGCAGACTAATGTGTCCTACGGGCTAAAGTTAATCAATCAACAGCAATATAATGGTATTGCGGTTAAAACCGTCACCAGCACATACCCGCAGGTTATGTGGGTGAATATGTCTTTTCCCAACATGACCATGACGGTGTATCCCGTCCCGCTTAGATCTCTCGAGTTTCACCTTATATCCGTCTCGCCGCTCAGCGCGCCGGCTACTTTGGCGACGCCGCTATCTTTTCCGCCGGGCTATCTGCGGGCGTTCCGCTATAATTTGGCTTGCGAAATGGCCCCAGAATTTGGTGTCGAGCCATCGGCGCAGGTCCAGCGGATTGCGATGTATAGCAAGAGAAACCTCAAGAGAATCAACAACCCAGACGACATCATGGCGCTGCCCTACAGCATCGTGGGAACACGTCAGCGCTATAACATCTACGCGGGGAATTACTAATGACTACCATTAAGATCGCTGACCTGCCGGTCGCTACTAGTGTCGCTGACATTGCCGTCCTTCCTGTTGTTCAAGGCGACATCACGCAGCAGGCAACCAAAGCTACATTTCTTACTGGCGTAACACTTACGAATCCAAATATAGGAACGCCGTCAGCGGGCACGCTTACTAACTGTGTTGGATTGCCTATCGACGGCGGGACTTTTGGCACGCTTCCGGTTAACCGAGGGGGTACCGGAGTCACGTCATTAGGCGCAAACGTAGTCACTTTTTTGCAGACGCCTACTTCAGCTAATTTAGCTGCGGCGCTTACTGACGAAACAGGTTCAGGCAGTGCTGTTTTTGCCACGTCGCCGACACTTGTGACGCCAGTGCTTGGCGTAGCGACAGCTACCAGCGTCAATAAAGTGGCCATAACCGCACCTGCTACTTCCGCCACACTTACTATTGCCAACGGTAAAACTTTCACAGCCAACAATTCTCTCACGCTGGCGGGCGTGGACGCCAAGACGCTGACGGTCAACAATTCTCTCACGCTGGCGGGCGTGGACGCCAAGACGCTAACCGTCAACAACTCGCTGACGTTGGCGGGCGTGGACGCCAAGACGCTAACCGTCAACAACTCGCTGACGTTGGCGGGCACCGACGCGACTGTTATGACGTTTCCGACCACGAGCGCGACGATCGCGCGGACGGACGCGGCGCAGACTTTTACCGGCGATCAAACTTATTCTGGATCGCAGATTGTTGCCGGTCTAAGAGCTAGTAGTGCTGCTGCTCCTACCATTGCCAGTGCGGCTACTATTGCTCCGACCACGCAGATTGTTTTTATTAGCGGCACGGCAGCTATTGATACGATTACGCCGCCGTCTCCTATATCCCTTGGTGGCGGTCAGATCACGCTAATTCCCACGGGTCTATTTACCACGACTACCGCCGGCAATATCGCTCTGGCGTCTACGGCCGTCGTTAGCCGGGCGTTAGTGATGACCTATGACGTTACCACCACTAAATGGTATCCGAGCTACTAAATGAAAACGCCGATCTTAGGCTCATCTTATGTTACCCGCAGCATTAACGCTGCGAACAGCCGTATGGTGAATTTATATCCTGAAATTGTGCCTGAAGGGGGTAAGGAGCCCGCATATCTTATGCGCGCTCCCGGTCTGCGGCTGTTGCAAACTCTAGGTAGTGGGCCTATCAGAGGTCTCTGGACCTACAATGGGTATGGGTTTGCCGTTTCCGGCGATAAACTATACCGCATAGATTCATCGTGGAACGTGGCCATCAAAGGGACGGTGTCTGGAACCGGCCCTGTCAGCATGGTCGATAACGGAACGCAGCTATTCATTGCCTGTAATGGTCCGAGCTATATCTACAATTTGACCACAGATGCTTTTGCGCAGATAACAGACGCCGATTTTCCGGGCGCGGTTACGGTCGGCTATCTGGACGGCTATTTTGTCTTCACTGAGCCAAACAGCCAAAGATTCTGGGTCACATCCTTGTTGGATGGTCTTTCGGTAGATCCTCTGGATTTTGCTAGCGCTGAAGGATCCCCGGATGGGCTCATATCTCTTATTGTGGATCACCGCGAGGTTTGGCTCTTCGGCACCAATTCAGTCGAGGTCTGGTATAACGCCGGGCTACAAGATTTTCCGCTGGCGCGTATTCAGGGCGCGTTCAACGAGTTGGGCTGCGCTGCGACATATTCTGTCGCGAAGCTGGACAATGGGCTTTTTTGGTTAGGCGCGGACGCGCGCGGTAAAGGCGTTGTCTATAGATCGGATGGCTACACGGGCAAACGCGT